CGCGCGAACGGCCGCACAAACGTCGGCTCCCCGGTAAACGTCGGGCTCCCGCCGATCTGTGAGAACGATCCCGCACCGACCCCAGTGTCGAGATGTCGCGCCCAGAGCCCGTTCGTGCATTCGTAGAGCGCCACTTCGCGCGAGGACACGACGATCCGAGGCGTGTAGAGCTCGCCCGTCGCCGTACACGAGCCGGACGGCGACTCGCCGTAGAAGGCCCGGCCGACGCCTACGTAGGCCCGCGCGTTGCGCGCATGGTTCGCCGCGAACGTACCGGATTGCCCTCGGTTGACCGTGATGTTGGTGCCCGTGACCGTGACGATCCGCATCACTTCCGCATCGACAATGACGAAACTGTCGGCCGCAAAACCCGTCGCGCTCTTGACGTTCAAGGTGCGCGACGTGTCCGCGCTGGTCATCGCGGCGCTCAGTTCCGTGGCCGTCACCGCCGTCTGAGTCGTCGGCGGGCGCCAGAAGATCGAGGCGAGGACGAGCCCCGCCGTCACCAGTAGCCCTGTCGAGAAGCGCAGTCTGTTGCTCATGGTCGTCTGCCTCATGATTGAACGATTTGATGGTAGCGGCCATCGGCGCCGCGTGGAAGACTAGCCCCCTGCTTCGCGAGCCTTGCGTTTTGCACGGTCCGCGCCTCACATGACATCGTCGCCCATCGCGCTTTGGCCGCCACGCTGATTTTGCGTCTGCTCTCTGGATTACTGCCGTTACGACGCCTCGCAGCGAGTAAGGCTGGCGTCGATAACCCCTTTCGAACAATGCTCATCTTGACTCGACTCTCATTTGACATCGTTCGTCCAAGCATTGATCCGACGCGCCCGGTCGCTCTAGCGGCAATCTTCCGCCGCGTCTCTGTCCGCATCTGCCAACCGTGATTGCCGCGTCCACCTTTAACAAGGTTGTAGCCTTGCGGATGAAGCGTCGCACGATCTTGGATGGCCGCTTGTTCCAGCCTTAAGAGTTCTTCGTACGTGTCAGCTCGACTAATGCACTCCATCGTAAAGTGCTCAATCCCATACTGTCGGATGGCTTCATAGAGCGGGGAGTTCCCAATACCGCGCTTAGCGCTGTAGCGGTGTCCGCTCATACGCAGCCCGAGTGACTGCGTCGTCGTGCCGACGTATTCCATCCCGTTCAGTGTGTTGCGAATCACGTACAAGAACATGTCAGTGCGTCCTTAGCCTCCGCAGACCCGTACCGCCATCTCGGCGCGCACAGTCTTCCAGCCGTAAAGCACGTCGACACGGGCCGGACTCTGGTCTGTCATGATCGAATAGTCCTTGAGGAAGCGGATGGCGATGCCGAGCGCCTCGTTGCTGACGCGCTCAGAGACCCACAGCCCTTCCGGCATCTCGAGGTCGGCCATGACGAGGGCGAACGCTTCCGGGTGATAGACGAGGCCCTGTGCCGACGTGAGGCCGGCATACGAGCTGGCGTGACCGAAGATCGTGACGATGGCGTTATCCGCCGGCGAGGCCGTCACGGTCTGGAGATTCCCCGCGACCGTGATCGACGGCGAAATCGGCACGTCACTCGTCAGACCTGTGGCGTCCGATTCCACGTCCGCCGTGACGACGAAGTCCTGCAACTGCCCGGTACTGCGATAGCTCTGGGTGTTCGTGGAGCGCGTGCCCGCGAGCTGGATCACGTCACCCTCGAGGAGACGGTTCCCGACCGCGGCCGTCCAGCCGTCGATGTCGACCGTGGACCCGGTTTGGCTCGCGCCCACCACGAGCGGCGTACCCCCGAGGGCACCGACCGTGTGCGTGTCGACGTTCTGGTCCTTGAACCACTCCGAAATCCCCAGGGCTTCCTTGCCGAACTGCCCCTTCCGGAAGATTTCCGAGACCGTCGTGGCCGGATTGAAGATCGCCACGTTCGCGTTCGCAATCGCCGCGTGCATCCCCGACGACAACATGGACACGCGCTGGCTCTCCGGCACGCTGGCGTTGTCCAACTTCACGCCCGCATCGAGATAGATGCTGTTGCTCGCCGGGTTCGTCCCCGGCACCCCTACGGTCCAGTAGATGTCCTTGTAGCTCCGGACGAGCCCGTCGGAATCGACGGCATTGGCCAGTGTGTCGATGGCCGGCGCAATGCACTTCTCGCGGTAGCTGTCGACTTCCATCGTGAGCGAGGCCGTCGAGAACTCGATCCCGACGTTGGCCTGATCCGAGAGGGTGATCGGCACAACGCGATCGACCACCGGCTGCGGATTGAGGGCCTGGCCCTTATTGACCTTGAAGCGCTGGGGCAAGCGCGCATTGACCGTGAAGCCCTGCTTCGCGCCGGACTGCACGTACTGGCCGTCGTACGAGCGCATGACGTTGGCCGCGAATTTGAGGTTGTTCACGAGACGTCGGCCAATTTCTTTCATGACCCAACTCGGGGTCACGATTTCGTTGACGACGCCGAAGAGGAAGACCGAGTCGGACTCGGCCGTCATCGTGCCGTAGAAGCGTGTCAGGACCACGCCGATGATGGCCACGACGAGGAGGCCGAGGCGCACGACGCGTTCCGTCAGGGACCGCTCGTGCCAGGGGATCAGTAGCGTTCTCATGGGCGCAGGCTCCCGAAACGCCCCACCGAGGGGCAGGGTTTCAGTACCCGCGACGTCGTGCCGCTTCGCGCTCTTCTTTGTTCGCTCGGGCAATGTAGGCCGGGCCGAACTCGATGTCGCGACTTGTCGGCGCTCGATCGTCGCTGGCAACTCGCGCGCCCCGATCCACCGTCCTGAGAGGGGGAGCAGCACTGGTGATCCGACGAGCTGGCGTCGAGACGGCAGGGGCGACATCCAGCTTAGAGGCCAAGGCCCCGATCTCCATCACGGCTTGCGTCGTCCGCAACGTGAGGAGTCGGGAAAACTCCGCCGGCTTGCTGGCGTAGTGCGCCAGGAGCTTCAGCGGGACCGCAGAGTCGCGAATCGCTTCCGCGATAGGCGCGTCCTCTTTGGGATTGGTAAAGAGCGTCCCGAGGGTTTCAAGTTGCTCGGGATGCTGACCGAAGTAGTAGAGAATGTCGCCACCCGCGTCGTGGTTGAAGGCGATGTATTCCACGGCGGGGACGTGCATGTCCGCGATGGCGTCAACGGCGTCGTCGAAGTCGTCGTACTTGGCGCGGGCCGCCGTCATGCGCTTGACGTGCGCGTCTTTGGCCGCCTGCAGCGCGTCGGTGCGCTGCTGCGTCCGTGTCGTATCCGCGTCGCGCTTCTGGCGCTCGGTCCAGGTCTGTTCCGCAGTGGCCTGTGCGGCCTTGACGGCTTCGCGTCGACCCTGATCGATCAGCCAGTTGTCGCGATCCACTTCGAAGTCTTCGTAGGTCTTGCCTTGCGCTTCGTAGCCGCCCTCACCGCTCCATTTGGGACGGACCGGCTGGTCGGCGACTGTCGGTGCGACCACGACGGGCGCAGCCGCGACGGGCGCTCTCCGGAGCGCCTCGTTTTCGGCACGGAGCCGATCCGCCTCCGCCTTCGCGGCGTCGCGCTCCCGCTCACGCTCGCCGGCATTCCGTCGCCACTTGTCGATCTGCGCTTGGGGTTTTCTGGCGCGGGCACTTTCACGGACGGGAGGTTCGTCGTCTTCGACGACCGGCTTGGCCTCGGCCACTACTTCAGCTTCGACGACCGGCTCTGCTGCTGCCTCAACGACGGCGGGCTTCTTCTCGCCCTTCGCCTTGTCGCCTTCGATCGCCGCGGCAATCTGTTCTGGTGATAGTGGCTCTGGGATTTGTTCCTCTGGGCGCCCTTCCGGCGCGCCTAGCTGCGCCGTGAGCTTGGCGGCCGTGGCCCCTTTCGAGGCGGATTGCACCGTCCAGCCATCGTGGACGACAGTCACGGCTGGACCGGCGGGGAGAGGAGCCTTTGTCACGACCATCAGATGTGTCTCGTGCGCCTGTGTTGATAAATCGCCCATGCGAAGGTGCCAAAAAGAAAAGGGCCTCGCTAACAACCTGGTTTCCCAGTCATTAGCGAAGCCCTAACTCTTCGCACCCTTTTGTCGTCTCGCGACCTGCGTAAGGGTTGAGCAGGTGTCGGTGGCGGGCGACCTGGCCAGTCGCGTCGTCACTCAAGCGAGATCGTTCAATCCTAGTTTACAGTCGCATGGGCCTTTCGCTCACGTTACGTCTCGCCCCCTACTCTACGGGGAGTCGGGAGGCTGAGTCAAGCGTCAACACGTAAACAGACTCCGGCCTCGGCCTTGCTCGTACGCCTCGTCGATCTGCGCCGCGCGAATCATCGCACGCCACAGACGTCTCTCGTTACGACTCGGCCATAAAGGTCTGCGCCACCATCTCACGGTCTGCCGTTTCGGTGACGGAGGTTCCATGACGAAATGGACACGCTGTTCCGCACGAATCGGCGTGCTCCCACGTACCTCGCCTAACCGGACAACGACGGTCTCTACTCGACGACTCGCGTCCCTTAGTGACGCTTCTGGATGGCGCGCGGGTTCGATGTCTACCACTGGGTCGGCGCTTGGCCAGTCACGAGTTTTCCGACGCCAATGATCCCTAGCGAGCGTCGAGAATGTCGGCCGCGGCGGACGCGGCGGGAGACGCACCCGGAGCGGGGACTCCGTTGCGAAGGCCCGTGGTCCGCCACACACAGCACCCGCTTGGCCCGTGAACCAGTTACCGCAGGCCAAGCATTGATGCGTCTCGCCGGCCACTTCTGGGCCATTCAGACGATGGTTCAAGAACTCACGGACTGTCATGTGCTCGACTCTTGGACAATCATGCAGCAGCACGTCCCGACGTAGCGCATCCGCTCTCGGATGACGGCGTCCGTCGCCTGCCGTGACCGCGTCACGATGGGATGGTGCCCGAGGCGGTCGACAAAGACGCTCGCATGGAGGGTTGTCTCCGCCATCGTCACCGGCACCGTGTCATTTCTCTGCGCCATCTTGCGCCAGGTAGTAGTTCGCCACCGTCTTGCCGTTGTCGTTCATGACGTACACCCGCCCGTGCGTCACGCAGCGATTGCCCCTGATGACGATGGGTTCGTAATGCTCGTCGAGGCACTCGACGCCGGTGACGTTGCCGTCTGGCCCCATGCGTCGAGAGGCCACGACATGACGTGCGTGGAAGACCGATTCATTCCCACCGAGATCGACGATCTTGACGGTCAACATGATGCTGCTCCTTCTGCGCTGAACGTCCGCGTTCCCGGCGGACTCGGGCTGTAGATCCTGCATTTACTACCGATCCTCGGCATCAGACGCGACGCGGCCAACTGAACGTGCCAGGCTGGTTGCCTACCGGACGCCGCGTGACCCAGAGAATATCGTTGCCGTCGAGGAATACTTGCCCGTTCACGACGCTCACCCCGTAGATGTCGGCCACACCCACAATCAGCATTGGGAACGTCTGGCCCTCCCCGACTTCGCTCCCGATGTGCGCCTGCGCGCCGGCTGGCCACGCGAGTATCGGCTGACCGTTGTTCGTCGCATCGACCTTCGTCTTCAGGCGGTCTGAGATACTGCCACTCGTCGTGCGGCGCCTGTTAATCTGCGCGGCATCGTCGGCGCTCAGTCGGTAGTAGACGATGCGACCAATCGACGGAACCTGTTCGCTCATTTCTTGCCTCCTGACGTTTCCGACTGGACTTATCTTACTTCCGAAACCGTTCCAGCGCCGTCCGCGCAAAGAACTGGTAGTGGGTCAGTTTCCAAGGTGCTCCGTGCCGGTTGGGTATTTCTCCACCCAGACGACACGCCACGGCGGTTGTGTGAACGTGAACATCTGACCGCACTGGCCCTCGTCAAGTCCTGCGTTTACGCCTCTGCGTTTGAGGTATTGCGTCAGTCTGTGATGGGAACAGCCCGCGATGAAGAGTGTGGCCGTTTTGAAGATGGGCTCCGAAATCGTAAATACCTTCACTCGTGGGGCTACTCCTCCATCGGCTGCTCCACCGCCGTATCCAAGATCCGCGCTTCTCGGGCCAGCTCCCGCTCGTGGCGCTGCCGCCGCCCCTGGCTCTCGCGCTCAATCTCCGCCTCCAGCAACTTCAGCCCGCGATCGCCAGCCAGCTCCGCGTGCTTCTTCCTCAAGTCCGCCTCGATCTTCGCGCGTTCGATCCGTTCGCGCAAGACGAGTTCTTCGCGTCGACCCGTCAAGTCCGCCTGCGCCTTCGCCCGCTGGCTCTTCACTTCCTCGCCGAGTTGCTGCAGTTGCTGCTGCAGCTGTTGGACCTGCTGTTGCGCCTGTTTGATCTGCGCTTGCGCCTCTGGCGGCATCGCCCCTCCCTCGTCCTCCCCGTCGCTCTTGGCGTACGGATTGTTGTCCTTGATCCGCTTGCTCACCGTCCGCGCGGCCTTCGAATCGTGGGACGCGACCCAGAGGTCCGCGAAAATCGCCACGCCCTGCGGCCACGCCTGCGCGAGGTCAGCGAGAAAGTCCTTGTCCTCGTCGCGCATCGTCGGGAACGACTTTCCGACGCTCACCACGACGCGGTACTGGCCCCCATCCTTGAGGTTGTAGTGCTTGAGTTTGTCCTTGCCGACGACCATATCGCCCTGGACCGCCTGCATGGTCTTGTCGCGGCCCATCACATAGGGCTGGTTGAGCATGATCTCGCGCTCGGCGTCCTCGTCGTCGAGGATCCGTACGACACGGCCCGGCGTGTCGTAGACGTGCTCGAGCATGTCGTTGAGGACGCGACCCTCGTACACCATCGACAGGTTCGCCAGGTTGTCGAGATAGTTCGACGTGCCCGTTTCGCCTTGCACTTTCAGTTCGCGAATGGCTCGCCCTGACTGCTGCGTCTGCTGGCGTCCCAACGACGGATCGAACCGCCCCGTCGTGGACTTGATGTCGTTGTCGGCCTCGCGCACCGCCTGCGTGATCGCCGCGATCGCTGGCTCCGTCACGTCGCGGTGTGGCGGCGGTAGCAAGTGCTCGCCGTACGTGGTCGGCTTGTAGACGAGATACGGAAACGCCCGATAGTTCGAGGCGTTCCACATCTCTTCGTAGCCTTCTTGCTGGCCTTCCGCGATCACCCATTGCGCCAGCGTCGAGAGCCCGATGGCCTCCAGCTGCTTCGAGCGCATCACGTTGTACGAGCGCTGCGCGTCTTTCGCGTTCGCGATGACGCCCTTCCAACTCCGTACGCCCTTGACGTTGTACTCCTTGCCGACGACCGCCACGATGGGGATGTAGCGTCCCTCCCAGACGTCTTCCTCGAGGAT